ATTCCGCAAAGCTCCACAAACTGGTAACTACCACGTTATCGTTAAAGATAAAGTTGGTACAATCTCAGGAACACCTGGCACAATATTAGAATTATACGAAGATGTTTCAACAACATCAACTGCAAAACTTGCAGATGGTTCAACAAACTATTATGCAGATGTAATTTTAGGCCAATCAGATTGGGTACAAGTTGCTAATACTACACACTTTGCGAATACAACTTATTCGACATCTTCCTATGAAGCATTCGGAGTACCTAGTGATGCAGTTACTACTAACAACGCAAATACATCATTAACGGCAATTACATCTACAACTATAGGTACTGATGGTACTACAGAGAGTGCAACATCTCTCGGAGCTTTAGCAGGTGGATACGATTTATTTGCTAATTCAAATGAAATTGATGTTTCATTCGTACTACAAGGTAAGGGTGACAACTCTGGTAATCTTGCAAATTATATTATTTCTAATATTGCAGATTACAGAAAAGATGCAGTTGCATTTATCTCACCTTCGAAAGAAGCTGTTGTTGACGAAAATAAAACAAACACTAAGCTTGCAAATGTAATTGCTTATGCAGAAAACTTACAAAACAGTTCTTATTCCTTCATGGATTCTGGTTACAAATACAGATACGACAAGTATAATGATGTATACAGATATGTACCATTAAATGGAGATACTGCAGGACTTGCTTCAAGAGTTGAACCTTTTGAATCACCAGCAGGATTCCGTAAGGGTGTAATTAAGAATGTTGTTAAACTCGCGTTTAACCCTAATAAAGCTCAACGTGACCAACTATACAGTAAAGATATTAACCCAGTAATGAGTCAAGTAGGACAAGGAATTGTTTTATTCGGTGATAAGACTGGATTAGGTCTACCAAGTGCATTTGACAGATTAAATGTTCGTAGATTGTTTATCTCTGTTGAAAAAGCGATCGCTAACGCAGCTCAATCATTCTTGTTTGAATTGAATGACGAGTTTTCACAAACACAATTTAAGAACATTGTTGAACCATTCCTAAGAGAAATTCAAGGACGTAGGGGAATTATTGACTTCAGAGTAATATCTGATGGAACAGTAAATACTCCAGCAGTAGTTGACCAAGGTAAATTTAAAGCTAATATCTTTATCAAGCCTGCTAGGTCAATTAATGTAATTGAACTGACTTTTGTAGCAACACGAAGCGGGATTGAGTTTGAAGAAATTGTTGGCTCAATCGGTTAATAAATAAGTATTAAAGGAGAATAACGAACATGGCATTTAATATTAATGAATTTAAATCACAGCTAGTAGGTGGTGGTGCACGTCCTAGTCTGTTCCAAGTTCAAATTCTTAACCCCGTTGCTCCAGAAGCAGATTTTAAAGTTCCTTTCATGTGCAGAGCTGCTGGTATTCCAGCCTCTACAGTAGGAAGTTTCAATACGAATTACTTTGGACGACAGGTTAAGTATGCAGGTGATAGAACATTTGCAGATTGGACAGTAACAATAATTAATGATGAAGACTTTATAGTCAGAAACGGAATGGAAGCGTGGATGAATTCTATCAATACACACGATAGTAATTTACGTTCTTTACCACAAGATTATAAATCAAACGGAATCATTACACAATATAGTAAAGAAGGAGACGCAATTAGAACATACGTCTTTGAGGGGATGTACCCAACCCAGGTAGACCAGATAACTATGGACTGGAGCACAGTTGACCAAATCGAAGAATTTACGGTTACGTTCAGCTATGACTTCTGGAGAGTTGAAGGCGCTACTGGTATCCCTACAACCTAAAATTAGGTAATTAAATAATGAAGATTTTTGGATTTGAAATAACGAGACCACAAGATGAGACAAACGATAATGTTGTCTCATTTGTGGAACCTCAAAATGATGATGGGGCAATTACTGTTTCTAGTAATTCCCTTGGTGGTTTTTATAGTACGATACTTGATATGGAAGGTGCCGCTAAGTCGGAATCTGAACTCATAACAAAATATCGGAATATGGCAATGCAACCTGAAATTGCACAAGCTGTAGACGATGTTGTTAATGAAGCTATATCAGTAGAATTAGATGAAAGCGTAGTAGGTATTACTTTAGGCGAAACTGATTTGCCTGATAAAGTAAAAGAGCGAATAACAGAAGAATTTGATAATGTTGTTTCTATGTTAGACATGGCAAACAATGGTTACGATATGTTTCAGAAGTTCTACGTTGATGGTAGACTAAATTATCATATTGTAATTAACCCTAAAGATATTAAAAAGGGTATACAAGAGTTAAGATATTGCGACCCTCGTAAATTAAAACTGATACGAGAGGTTGACAAGAAGAGTAAGGACCCACATAGTGGGGCTCCTACTAAGAAGATTAAAAATGAGTACTATATGTACTCAGACAACGGATTTGGTGGGGCAAGTAGTACTGGTAACGGAAGTACTCAAGGTGTTAGAATCGCTAAAGACAGTATAGCTCGAATAACATCGGGCTTGATGAATGAGAATAACAGTTTAGTATTATCTCATTTACATCCAGCGATCAAGCCTTTAAACCAACTTCGTATGTTAGAGGATGCAACTGTTATTTACACATTAACAAGAGCACCCGAAAGAAGAATTTTTTATATTGATGTAGGTAACTTGCCTAAGAATAAGGCCGAGCAGTATCTAAGAGATATGATGACTCGACATAAGAATAAGTTACAATATAATTCGTCAACTGGTGAGATTAGTGACTCACGTAAAATGTTGACAATGACAGAAGATTTTTGGTTCCCACGAAGAGGTGGTGAACGAACAACTGAAGTTGATACACTAGCCGGAGGTAGTGCTCAAGGCTTAAGTGATGATACAAACATGTTGTATTTTCAACGTAAACTTTATAAAGCGTTGAAAGTACCTTTAACACGTTTGGAGCCTGAAACACAGGCATCATTTGGTAGAACTTCAGAGATAACAAGAGATGAACTTAAATTTGGTAAGTTTATTAAAAGAATTAGAACACGTTTTTCTTGGTTGTTTAATATTATCTTAGAAAAACAACTTATTCTGAAGGGAATTTTAACACCTGAAGAATTTGACCAAATTCGTAACAATATAAGATATGAATTTGCTAAGGATAATTATTACGACGAATTAAAACAGTCAGAAATACTTCGTGAACGTATGAGTACATTACGAGATATTGAAGACCAGATTGGAAAATATTATTCTAGAGAATGGGTTATTCGTAACATCTTGCAGTTAAGCGAAGAAGAGTTTAACGAAATGAAAGACCAGATGGAAAAAGAGAAACTTGAAGCACCCGATGAAGAAGGTGCGGAAGACAATCCATTTTGAGATAAATAAAACTATATTAAATTAAATAGGGACTAAATATGAAAAACTTTAAAGACCTACTTTCGGAAGTGGCCCAACCAAAGTCACCCGAAGAGAAAGCTTTTAAAGATCAGCACAAGATTGAGTTAATCAAACACCCAGTCGCGCCTGATTTTGTTCATACCGGTGAAATTCCTGGTAAGACAAAGAAGGAAAGACCTGCTGATGTTAAAGCCGGGGAAGACGCAAAAAAATACGACGGTGGAGCAGCTGCTAAAGCTAAACCATTTAAAATGCCACGAAACATCGATGAGACCAAACTTTCATTTAAAGATTTAATTGAAAAAGTTTCTGATAACGAAGAACTTCTTGAAAGTCCCCAAGAAGAGATTTCGATGATGATGAAGCAACTACACTTTATCTGTTATGCATCTGAAGAGATTATGGAATACCTTGGTGCTGAAGATATGGACCCAGAAGAATGGTGGCAGAATAAATTAGCACAAGTATTTGGTAATGTTAAATCATTATATGCATATGCTAAAGGTTCAGAAGTTGTTAAAAAAGACATTGAACAAGATGATGATTTAGATGTAGAACCAGGTGATGATGTTACTTTACCTAGTGATACAGAAGTAGACGATTTAATGAATAGCGTATACGAAGACGTTCAAATCGAAAACTTAGTTACTGAATCATTCTTATTAAGTGAAGCTAAAATCGATATTGATTATATTGGTAACGATAGTCAAAAAGCTTCTCACGAAAAAAAATTCGGAGTTAAAATCTCATTAAAAGGAGATGACGAAGCATTTGTAAGCGGAGACGCCAAAAACGTTTGGAACTTTGCGGTTAACCATTACGATGGTGACAAAGACGATGCTGCTGATATACATGGAAAACTTGCTAAAGAAGTTGGATATAAAATATCAGAAGAGGTAAACGAAGCAAATTTTAAACCTGGCAGTCTTAGACTTAAGAATGGACAAGCAGTTAAAATTGATTTTAAAGATGTTAAATCTCTAAACCAATTTATGAAAGGCTTAAATCCAAAAAATAAGAAAGAGATGGAAGACCAGTTAATGAAAGACAAGAAGGGATTTGAAGAAATCTTAAAGTTCGCAACTCAAGCCGGAGTTTAACATGGCATGGGTTGACGTACTAGGGTCAGAAGATGCAAATAATAATTGCATCTGGGAATATGACAACGCAGCTACGGCATCAAGTACATATACAGATGCTAATGGTACAACGTCTGCAGGGGTTAGAACTTTTACTCCACCAGGCGGAAATGCTCAATATACTTATGTTAAAGTACGTAAAAAGGGCGAAACTATTGAACGTGGCGAACTGAACAAAAATTATTATGACGCAAGAATATAATAAAAGTTATAAATAATTACAAGAAATCTAATTAAAGGTGATAATATGCAACTTATTACAGAACTAAATGAAAACCTTGAAGTAATTACCGAGGCTAAAGAGGACGGAACTAAGTCCCACTTTATCGAAGGTATCTTCATGCAAGGTGACATTAAAAACAGAAATGGTAGAACATATCCATGTGATACTCTTGAGAAAGAGATGAATCGTTACGAGGCTGAATTTATTAAGCCTAAGCGTGCACTTGGAGAACTCGGACATCCTGAGGGTCCTACTATTAACGGTGACAGAGTATCACATTTAATTACATCAATGAGGCGCGAAGGTAACGATTTTTACGGTAAAGCAAAAATCTTAAAAACACCTATGGGAGAGATTGTAAAATCTCTTTTAGATGAAGGTGTTAAAATTGGCGTTTCAACAAGAGGGTTAGGTTCGGTTAAACAATTAAAAGACGGTGTTATGGAAGTTCAAAAAGACTTTCATCTCGCAACAGTTGATATTGTAACCGACCCATCAGCTCCTAATGCATTTGTAAATGGCATTATGGAGAACAGAGAGTATTATTACGATATAGCTTCTTCATCTTGGAGGCCTCAGGAAGTAGCTGAAGTCCTCGAGGAAATTGTTGAAGAGGTTGAAAAGAAAATTACTCGCGTAGTAAAAACTATTGACGAAGAAACTGCACAGAGAATGTTCCGTACATTCTTGAGTTCTTTAAGAAATAAATAAATTAATAAATAATTTGCAGACAGATTAAATTTGTATTTAAACAAGTATTAAAAGGAGAAAATTATGGCAGACGACAAAACTAAATTCGTTGCTGATGACGGTTACTCAGAAGTACCACAACCTGTAACTCCAGAAGGTGGTGACAATAAAGAGAAGAAGTCTAAGAAAGGCGAAGTCGAAGTCAAGAAATCAGATGTAAAGACTCCTGGTCAAGAAAAGGCCGGAGAGAAAGTACCAACTGCTGAAGAAGTAGAAACTACTGAAACAGAAGAAGTGGTAGAAGAAGTTGTAGAAGTTGAATCTACAATCGAATCTATCTTTGAAGGTACTGAACTTTCAGATGAATTTAAACAAAACATTAAGCTAGTATTCGAAGCAGCTGTTAACGAAGAAGTTGCAACAAAGACTGAGTCTTTGAAAGAAGAACTAGAAGGTAAACTCGAAACTGAATTATCAGAAGCTATTGATAACCGTATGAAGGATGTTGTTGAAAATGTAGACAAATATCTAGACTACGTTGTTGGTGAGTGGATGGAAGAGAACAAGATTGCTGTTGAAGCTGGAATTAAAGTTGAAATGGCTGAATCTTTACTCGGAGGTCTTAAAGACTTATTCAACGAGCACAATATCGAAATCGACGAAGAAACATTCGACGTTGTTGAGAGTTTAGAGAAACAAGTTGCAGAATTAGAATCAGGTAGTAACGATGTTGTCAATGAGAACATCACACTTAAAGCTACTATTGCTTCTATGAGTGCAGAAAAAGTATTTGAAGGTATGACTGAAGGCCTTTCCGACAATCAAGTCGAAAGATTCAAAGTACTTTCTGAAAAGCTTGACGTTGAAGATTTAGAAGATTATACTTCGAATCTTTCAGTAATCAAGGAATCCTTCTTTAGCGAAGGCAAAATTGCCGCACCTAAAGTAGAGGATGTCGAAGAAGACGAAATTATTCTAGAGGAACAGGAAGTGACTAAACCAGCTTCTGATTACGACTCTATTAATGCTCTAGTTGAAGCTTTCGCAGCTAAAACAAAGTAAGGATTAGAATAATTAAATTGGTTAAAAACATAATTTAATATTAACATAAAGGGAGAATTACTATGAGTAATTATCAAGCATTGGTAGAAAAGTGGGGCCCTATCCTAGAGCACGAATCTTTTTCACCAATTACTGACTCACATAAGAAGGCAGTAACAGCTACTATCCTAGAAAACACAGAAAGAGCACTTGCAGAAACTGGTGATTTATCAGCAAATATGACAAGTCTTTTATCAGAAGCAGCACCGACTAACGATGCTTCTACTGGTGGTTTCGGGGCTGGTTCAGCAGCAGGCGGTCCTACAGCTGGTTACGACCCAATCTTAATTTCACTAGTTCGTAGAGCGGTTCCAAACTTAATCGCTTATGACATCTGTGGTGTTCAGCCAATGACTGGACCAACTGGTCTTATCTTCGCGATGAGAGCACGTTACGGTTCACAAGCTGGAGACGAAGCTTTCTATAACGAAGCTGATACAGATTTCTCAGGAACTGGTACACACGCTAATACATTACCAAACGCTAATACAACACTAATCACGACTGGAACAGGTCTTGACACAGGTGCTGGTGAAGCTTTAGGTGACGGTGTTGGAGATGCATACGCTGAAATGGCTTTTTCAATCGAAAAAGTAACAGTGGCTGCAAAGACAAGAGCTTTAAAAGCTGAATACACTACTGAGCTTGCTCAGGACTTAAGAGCTGTTCACGGCCTAGACGCTGAAACAGAACTTGCTAAC